ATGAAGTTCCTCCTAAATTACGACATATCTATTTTGATATGTGTGTAAACTTTGGACAAGGTGGGGCAGTTAAAGTTTTACAAAGAGCAGCTAATGCTAAAAACAGAGAAAAAATTGATGTTGATGGTGGTATAGGTCCAGCAACACTTAAAGCAATTCAGAACCTTGAACTTGAAAGAGTACGAGCCTATCGAGTTTTAAGATTCGCTAACTTAGTAATAAAGAAACCCGAACAAGAACGATTCTGGTTCGGATGGTATCGAAGAGCAACGGAGGTTTAAGATATGTCAAACACAAACGAATTATATGAAACACTAAACAATTTATGGGAAGATTTTCAAGAAAATCATAGAGCATTTACAGAAAAAGGTAATAAAGCTGCAGGTGGTAGAGCAAGAAAAGCTATCGGTGAAGTAAAGAAACTTGTTACTGATTATAGAAAAGCATCTGTAGATGAATCAAAATCATAGGAGTTAAAAATGGCAGAACAAAATAAGTTTCCAAGTGAAGTTATAGATTTACCAAGTGGTGGTAAAATATATGGTAAGGATTCACCACTATTTTCAGGTAAAATTGAATTAAAATACATGACTGCAAAAGAAGAGGATATTCTCACATCACAGAATCTTATTAAAAAGGGTGTAGTTATTGAAAAATTATTAGATTCATTAATAATAACACCTGACGTAAATGTCGGTGATTTAATACTTGGTGATAAAAATGCTATTATGGTTGCTGCAAGAATACTTGCATATGGTCCTCAATATAGTGCACAAGTACCTAATCCAGAAACAGGGGAAATGGTTGATATTTCATTTGATTTATCAAGTTGTCCATTTAAAGAACTTCCAGAGGATGTTGATTATACAAAAAATGAATTTAGTGTTGAATTACCAACGAGTAAACTTCAAGTTATATTTAAATTATTGACAGGTGACGAAGAGAAAAATATTGAAAAAGAATTGAAATCAATACAAAAAACTGGAATTCAAGTTTCACCAGAATTGACAACTAGATTAAAATATTCTATAATTTCAATCGATGGTGATACTGATTCATCTAATATTAGAAAATTTGTAGAAGAACAATTATTATCAAGAGATTCTCTTATTTTAAGACAAGAAATTAGTAGAATAGCACCTGATATTGACTTAACTCAAGAAATAGAAATTGGAGGAGAATCGACAGAAGTGGCAATACCCATGACTGTCGAGTTCTTTTGGCCTAACTCCTAATACTAAGCCAGAAATTCATAATCAAATATTTCAACTAATATATTATGGACAAGGTTTTACCCATAATGATGTTTATAATATGCCTGTATATTTAAGAAATTTTTATATGAAAAAATTAGTAGATATAAAGAAAAAAGAAAATACAGAAGTAGAAAAGGCAAAATCTAAAAATAAAATAAGTAAACCACCTTCTAAATTTACAAAATAATTCTACTTTTTAACTATTTATATATGACGTAAAGTGTATTAATAGGAGTATGCTAATGAAAAAGTCATATATGGACAAATCAAATATTTTATCTGAAAAACTAACACTTGGTGATGTTTTTAAGTATTTAACATCTTCCAATTTTAAAGATTTATCAAAAAAAGTACCTGCAAAAAATTTAAAGAAAAAATTAACTGATATGAATAGTAATGTTAAAGAAATAGAAAGATTGGTCAAATCTCTATATAATCAAGATATTACACTCCCCCAATATACAGACAAAGATTTAAAGGGTAATAAATAGAATGAAAAATATAAGAGATGAATTTACTAATCAAATATTAAGAAGATATGACAACAAATATTCTGAAATAAAATCTGATAATTGTCAAGATCCAAAACCATGTGCTAGCGGATATATGTGGTTACCAGATGGAAATGGTATATGTTCGTGTAGACCTGATAAAAATATAGAATTTGATCAAAGTAGAAATCAAGGTAATCTAAAGGTGAGATTCAAGGGTAAATTAGGATATACGGTAGAAAATGATAATTTAAAATTAGAAAGACATCTTGTCAAACCTAGAAATAGAAAAAATGGTAATAAATTTAGATATTATACACCTAAAGGTAGAGAAAGATAATGGCAAAATTAACTCCAAAAGAACAGTTAGAATTAAATAGACTCAAACGAGAACAAGAAAAAATTGAGCAAAAAATAGCTGATGGTGTTAAAATACAAGCAAAAACTGCTGAAAAATATGAACAAACTTTAAAAAGAATAAATCAATTAAAAGGAAAAGAAAAGACCTTAACTGAAGGACAACGAGACGCTGAAAAAGAAATTAAAAATAGTTTAACTGCAGTTTTAAAAGAACAACGAAAGTTAAACGTATCTGAAGATAGATTTAAAAATTTAAAATTAAAGACACTCGATATAGCAGAAGGGATTTTAAGTGCACAACTGAAAGGGGTAAAATCTTCAAATATAGGTACTGATTTAATGAAAGATCAAGCAGAACTTATGAAAGATATTTTAATTGGTGCAACCGATTTAGAATCTTTAAGAGATATTGAAGCAGAACAAATAGAAAAATTTAAAGAAGCTAGAAAAGACAAAGATAATGATTTGGCTAAATTTTATTTATTATCTTTAAGAGCAATAAAGGCTAAAAAGAAAGAATTAGAATTGACGGAACAAGAACAAGACGCCTTTAAAGTGTTGGATGATATGTTTGGTGGGTATGTGTCAAAGGCATATGATTTTTTAAAGAAAAATCCGATGGCAAAGAGTATTGCAATAGCATTGACTATGCAACAAATGTTAACTAAGGCTATTTCTGATTATTCTAAAATAATTGACGAAATTGGTTTAAGATTTGGGTCTACACTTGTTAACGATTTTAATAGACAAATTGGAATGTCGATAGCACAAACAAAATTACTTGGATTTGAAAGTAGTGATGTGTTTGATGTTATTGAAAAATTATCTTCTCAATTTGGATTTACCGTAGGTGAAGCACATGCTTTAGTTGGTGAAACTACTGATTTAGCTAGAATAATGGGAACAAGTGCAGGAGAGGCGGCCCAACTAGTTGGTATGTTTTCAAAACTCACAGGTATAACCACAGACCAATCAATTCAATTTGCAAAACAGACGGTACAATTAGCTAGAATATCTAAAGTTGCACCAAATGTTGTGATGAAAGATATTGCTGAAAATACAGAATTTTTTGCAAAATATGCAAAAGATGGTGGTAAAAATATTATGGAAGCTGCAGTCGAAGTTCGTAAATTAGGCTTATCGTTATCTACGGTAGAAAAAATATCAGATGGTCTATTGGATTTTCAATCTTCGTTAACTGCTGAATATGAGGCTAGTGCAATACTTGGAAGAAGTTTAAATTTACAGAGAGCAAGAGAATTAGCTATGGCGGGTGATCAAGTTGGTTTAGTAAAAGAAATAACTAAACAAGTTGGTTCACAACAAAGATTAAATAAAATGACTTTATTTGAAAGACGAGGTTTAGCAAAAGCATTAAATATGGAAGTTAGTGAATTATCAAAGTGGGTTGCAAATCAAGATAAAGCAAGAGATACAAGTAAAGAAATTTCAGAAATGTCATTTAAAGAATTAGTTGGTGAAGATGCATTATCTGGTTTAACTTTATTTAGTAACGCATTAAAAACTATGGGTGCGATATTAGTTCAAAATTTCATTCCACCTATAGCATTTGTACTTGGTATTTTTGGTAAACTTGTAGGTCTTTTAGCAGAAAGTAAAGTAGGTATGGTTTTACTTTCAGCTGTAACAGGTGCACTCGCACTTAAAATGTCAGTATTATCGTTTGCAGCAATCAAAGGTGCAGCTGCACTGGTAATGAAGGCTTTTGGATTATTGTCAGTATCAACCGGAGGTTTTGGATTATTAGGAATCGGTGCTGTTGCAGGTATAGTTGCTGGTTTATATGGTTTATACGCATCTGCACCTAAAATGGCAAAAGGTGGTATGGTAAAGGCAAGTCCTGGAGGTACAATGGCAACTATCGGTGAAGGTGGTGAAAATGAATTAATAACTCCATTAAGTAAAGTTGGAGAAATTATTAGTATTGATACTTCCGCAGTAGCTAATGAAATATCTGTATTAAAAAATGAAATGAAACAACAAAATCAATTAATGAATAATTTATTAACAAATATGGAAGGTTATTTTGGATTTGGTGGAAGTGCTATAAAAGGTATTGGTAGAGAAACAATAAAAGCAGGTGAAAGTATTGGATAACGGAGAAAACAATTGGGTTTAGAAAATCTTAAAAATTTATCACCAAAATTATTTAATGATAGAATTAAAAAATTTGATAATAAACTTCAACATGCACCAGATGGTAAACGTGTGTTACAACCTGGTATTCAGCATCAATCAGAACATACCACATTAGATGATTTACAATATCAAGAATCGGTATTTGGTAGGACATTTAAACCATTTTTTAATAGAGTCGGTTCAACACTATATACTCCAGATTTACCTGGATGGCCGGTTTTATTTGATATGGAAAATACAAATTTAGGAGAAATATATTTTAATCCAGCTAATAAGTTTCCAACATTTCAACGAGTTGATTCTGAAATAGGAGAAGATAAGTATGGTGTAGGAGTGAGAGATTCACAATCTCCTATGTCCAATACAGAAGATTCTTCTAAATCGGATGATCCAATTTTAGATGGTGCACCCGATATAGATGGTTCATATTTGTTAAATAATTATTCAAGAAATGGTACTATTAGTATTGAACATAAACCATTTGTTAGTACAACTGGTAATCATAATTATAATTCTTTAAAATATGGATTTAATTCCTATAAGGGTAGTTTACTTGATGATGGTATTGGTGGAACATTTAATAGTTCTATTAATTATTCTTTAGTATTTAGAGAAATATATACACCACAGGGGTATGGTGAGTCTCCAATTGGAAATGATATTCTTGGTAGGGGTAATTATGGACAAGGTTACCTTGATAGATTAGATTTATTAAATGAATATAAAAATACAAGAGAGACAGGAAAACCACCTTCATATATTGACAGTACTTCAACTGAAGAAGGGAGTATAAATTTATCAAGTTTTTATTATTATGGTGGTCAACCTACAAATTATATTCCATTTCTAAATAGATATGTTGATAGTAGTACTGACGGAAAAGGTAATAGGGTATTTGGTGGAAGTGAACCAACCGAAAAAAGAAAAGTACCTCTTAATTATGATATCACAGGCCAAACACTTCGTTCTATGGATCAACATACATTATTATTTGGAGACACATTTCAACAAAGAGTCAATACCGATAATAAAAAAATTGAAGTTGTTGGTCAAAAATTAAGTTTACAAGATGCTGCTTATAATTCAGGGTTCAGACAAAGTATATTTAAAGCACCAAACGGGTCAAGTGGATTTTTAGGTGAGGATTTTACAAAATTTCTTGGTGGTAATAATACTACTGGTGGTGAACCTTATATGATATATTCTAATAGTGATTATGATTTAGATATGATTACATATGGTAGAGACTTACCTTGGAATCAAACAAAAAGAGATGCTGGAAGATTCATTAAATTTATAACTTCTCAGGCTGGTGCACTTTTTGTAGGTAAACAAAATCTATTAGGATTAACTGCAAGACCAAACCCACAGTGGACTTCTAACGTATTTAATTCACCTCCAGGACCAATGAGAAAAGCAGAAAAGAAATTTATATCGAAATTAGGTAGTATGATACCTTTACCTCAAAAATATAGACCATTTTACAATCCAGTTTCAACATTAGCACAAATAATAACAAATGGTGCTGTTGGATATGGTGGTTCATCTATTGCTCATATTCCACGAGATTTTCCATTTTTCCCAGATGCTAATGAAAAATTTTGGATTAGTAATCAGGGATATACTGACTATATGAAAAATGATGGTCAAATTAATATGTGGGAAGATGGGTTATTTTATAGAAATCAATTAAGTAATAGAAAAGCAAATGAGAAGATAGGTGTTGATATTAATAATAGTGTTAGAACTTCTATTGATCCAACAACAGAAAAACCTGGTCCTTTTAAAGGTTTTGGTGACTTTATGACTTTAATAGAACTTAATAAGGCAAGTAAAAATATTAAAACATTATCCGATGCACATCCTAATGATGGTAAACACATAGAAAGTAGTAAATCTGGAATGCCATTTTATTTTTATGATATGAGAACTAACCAATATTTAATTTTTAGGGGATATATAGAAGGATTAACTGAAAATGTAGCACCACAATGGAATTCTGATAGATATGTTGGTAGAAGTGAACCAGTTTATAGTTATGTTGGTGCAGAAAGAGATATTTCTTTTTCACTTAAATTCTTTGCACATACAAGATTTGAACTTAATTCAATATATGTAAAACTAAATAAATTAACATCAATGTGTTATCCACAATATAAACTCGATAATAATTTTTCTGGAACATTAACTCGAATGAAACCACCATTAGTAAAAATGAGATTAGGAGAATTATATGGAAATTCAACTGGTAATGTTGATCCAGAGGGGGGTAAAATTTCTATCGAAAATAAGGATTTAATGGGATTTATTAAATCAATTTCATATACTGTACCAGATGAATCTCCTTGGGAAATAGCCAGAGGAAAAAGAGTTCCAAAGTATATTACTTCTGCTATGACTTTCCAAGTTATACACGATGAAGTTCCAAATATGAACACACAATTTTTTGGTTTTAGTGGATATAGTAAATCAGATAAAACTCCTGGATATTATAAAGAAGATGGTTCTCTTGAATCACCACCTTACATTGGAGAATGGTAAAAATGGGAAGATATAAACATACTAAATTGATAAAAGATAAAAATAAAAGTGTTTTAAAATATAATACTACTATTTATGAAAAAGTTCCTGAAAGGGATGATGATATGTATGTTATAACACAATATGGTGATAGATTGGATCAACTTGCAAAAGAATATTATGGTGATCAACATTTGTGGTGGTTTATAGCACGTGTAAATAATTTAAAATCTATGAATATTGAGGCTGGAACAAGACTTAGAATATCTTTTGATTTAAGTAAGGCAAAAGATACATTAGATAAATCATAAGGGTTATAATTTATGAGTGGAATAAGTAAACGTATATTTGGTAGTGAAATTCCAAAGAATGTTAGAAAAAAACTTGAAATAAGACAATCACTATCTAGAGCACCTAATCCTGGTGATTCACTTGATGTCGGTGAAAATTCAGAAATATATAAAAATAGTTTTAACGGACAGGCAGATTTGTCTTCTCGTACACCATTTGCAAGAATATGGACTGCAGTTCAATTGAGTTCTTTAGAAGAAGTTGATGGTAGTGATGAAGATTCAAAAGAAATAGAAGAATCACCAATTGCTAGAGAAATTTATATTATCGGCAATAATCATTACAATCAATCTACAATTAGACCAAACCAAGAAAGAGAAAATTATCCAAGTCAAATTAATTCAGAATATACTAAATCTGAGAAAGAAATTATACCAAAAGAACTTGAAAGTAATAATAATGAGTTTTTACAACCACCTGCCGGTATTAAATCCATAAACTCACAGACTGAGGGTATTGGTGTAATAAAGAAAACTACAGTTAATTTTAAAGTTTATAATTTTCACGATTTTGAAAATATATATCATAGATATTTTTTAAGACCTGGTGCGGTTATTTTTATAGATTTTGGATGGGATATAGCTAATTTATATGATCCAGAAAAATTAATAAATGAATCACAAGACGATGTTGATTCTTTTTTATTTGGTGAAGAAGGAGTTGTAACTTTATCTGATGGTGATATGGAAACCTTAATTGGTAATGTTGTTAATTTTACTTCTAAAGTACAAGATGATGGTAGTATAGATTGTAGTATAGAAGTAATATCTACAAACACTTCTTTGATAAGTCATAATTTAGGTAAAGAATCTGAACAAAGTTTACGAGAAAAAATGGTTCTTGGGTTAAATTTTACAATTATTAAATATGTACTAGAACATCCATCATATCAACAATACAAAACTTTGTTTGAAACTGCTGATATTAGAAATTATGAATCTCTAACAAATTGGACTAAAGCAGCAAATATGTTTGCTAAACAATTTATGGGTGATGAACAACAATTTGAAATAAATCCTAAATATTCAAATTTTCCAGATCAAACTTCCGTTGTTTTTGGAGTACATTGGCAACACCATGAAAATGAAGATGTGGGTAGTAATAGTCGTAGTCTGTATATATCTTGGGGGTTATTTGAAGATTTGATATTAAATAGAGAATTTGGAAATGGAGATAATACATTTGAAGATGTTTTAATAGGAGAAAATTCTGTTAGATATGATAGCAGTAATAGTTACATTAGGTATGACGAAAATTTAATTAATAGACAAAAGGCAATGGTAGATAAAACTGCATTATCATATTTATATCCAGATGCTTGGATAGACTCCTATAGTGTTCTTGCTAAAAAAACCCCAGTATTTCCAAAAGATTTAGAAGAAATGGAATCACAACTTGCTTCTGTAGAACTTCAATTAAAAGATGGTTATAAAACAGAAATTGTTAGTATGACCGATGAACAACATTTAGAATGTATTGAACAATGGGAGGATCAAGAATTTAATATTTCTGAACAAATACAATGGTTAAATGAGAATGGTTATGAACCAATAGCAGCTTGTAAAGAATATATGAGAGAATGTAATCAATCAACATCTAATGATCCATTTTTTTGTATAAATGAACTTATGCCATATTACCTCGAACCACTTGGTATCAGTTCGTGTGAAAAAGAGATTTATATGAATCAAATCAACTGGAAGGTTGTTTATGATGAAAGTGTTCAACAAAATACACTCGAAGTACATGGTTATATTCCAGGATATGATTATTCATATATACCAGAATTACATGGAACTGAACCACAAGTTACAATTCATACACCAAATAAAGTAGGATTGGAAGTTGGTAAAACATATAATTGTGGTCAAATTGAACAAGAGATAGAAACTGATAATTCTCAGCATGGTTTTTGGTTAGATATTGCGTTAAAAAGGATACCTCTTAGAGAAGTATTTATTTCGGTTAGTGTTATTAAAAAGGCCTTCGTGTCTAATGATAGACTTTCGGATGTAATTAATGAAATTTTAGACACAATAAGTAGTGATTCTTATAATATTTTTGATTTAGCTGTTAGTTCTAATGATTATGCAGGTAAACAAGTTTCAGTTATTGATAAAAATTATATAAATATGATCAATTCTGTTACAAATATAGATACTCTATTTCAATTTGAAGTTAATTCACCAAATACTATAGCAAAATCATTTGATATTGAATATTCAATACCATCCGATGATTATGGATCTATGTTAGCAATTCAATCATTATCTGGAAAATCTAGTATATTTCCAGTCGATGATATTATTGATTCGCATCTTTCATCAAAATTAGTTAATGAAGGTGTGGATATTAAAAATTATAGGATTAATTATTTACCCAAATTTGGTGGTGAGTATAAGGGAAATAGATTAGTAGATTCTTCTATGATAGATCAAAAAGCTTCAAAATCTGGTCTTTCAAATAGTGATTTTACATTTAGTAGTGAAACTTCCAAAATGTTAGAGGAGTTACATAAAAAAACTGGAAATAGTGCATTAGTTACAGTACCAGGGTATAGTGGTTTATATGAAAAGGTAAAAGACTATGGACAAAATGTTGCAGTAGGTGGTGGTGGTGAAGACCCAGGTTTTTTTAAAGAAGCTTGGAATTTTGTAGTAGGTTCTGATGAAAATGTATCTGACTCTTCTGTAAAGTTAAATAAAAATTTTGGTGATTTAGCATCAAGTGATGCAGATTGGCATGGATTAAAGGCAAAAAGTGATTTTTTTACTCAAGAAAGTTCAACACCATTACCGGTTGATGTTAATTTGACAATTTATGGTATTTCTTCATTAATAGTTGGTGATTTATTTAAAATTAATTATCTACCCAACAGATATACAAAACTTACATATTTTCAATGTATGGGGATAACCCATAATATAGATAACAACGGATGGACTACTCAATTAAATACAAAAATGAGATTAAGATATGATACCATTAAATTTGGTGTTGATAAAAATACTAGTGGATTGTATCATAAACCAAAATTTGGTGTGACTATTGATCCACATGGATTTAAATCAAGATGGCCAAAATTAATGTACTTACATGGTTATTTAGACCGAATGAAAAATTTGGTACCAGTTGGTGATGTTCCATCTAATGTATTAGAAAATTCAACATTTATATATATGAATAGTTTTACTTGGGGTGATGGTCAATCTATACTTAATTACCAACATCAACTAAGAATCCCATATACAGTTGCAGATAATTGGGTGACAAAATGGTTGTTTGATGCTAAAATTGGATCCGGAGTTGATAGTACATTGGTAATGGGTGTACCACAAAAATTAGGAAATGGTTTAGTTACATTAACAACTGATGTTACTTTAAAGGGTGCATCTTATACATCAAATATTGAGGTTAAATTAGAAGAAAATGAAGAATATTATATTTATCATAATGGAATTGATTTTATTGTTTTACCTATTAGTTTATCAAAAACTGAGTTAGATTACGCATTAAAACTATTTCCATCAGATTCTTATAATAAAAAAGTTGCAGAATCAAATAATTAGTTGTTTCATATACTAAAAAGGTTATATATTATAATATGAGTTATATTGTTATTCCAATATTTTCGGATCCATTCTTACATCCATTACATAAAGATAATGGGTTATCTTTACTATATGTACAGGAAATAGGTA